GTGAGGGAAAAGGTTCAAGAAGCCGTGGTCGGCTGCCATGTACGTCAGCGTCTTTGACTCCACACCGGGTAAATCCGTACGGGAGTCGATCCACAGCTTCTCGGGAATAATTATGCCGTGACGTGATGCCCACGATCCTAGCATGCGCTTATCGAACCGAATCGCATTTTGTCCTACAACAGCGTCCGCCTGGCCCATCATATCGATTACTGTCTCCAATGCGTCCTTCGAATCATACCCGTACTTATCCACTGCGGACTGTGTTATCCCTGTGAGGGTCGTGATGTATGGGCACACAGGAACGTCCGACTTGACCAAGAAGCCTGACGACTCAAGACATTTCTTTTGACCGGTGGTGTAAAGGATCGCACCGATTTCGATCGGCCGGTCATTCTGGATATCCAAGCCGGTTGTTTCCATGTCGAATCCAAGCAAAATCATAATGGCTCCTAGCTTACGTTTGTCTTCTCAACCACGGCTTTATTAACGTCTCCGGTCAGTGCTATAGTCTCGGTAGTTATGTGTGAGATCATAGAGATCGGTACAAAGTACTGTGAATCCGGGACGAACTTTGAATCGTCGACCTTTGACGGACTTTTATAAATGAACATCCCGCTTATTCCACGACAGTAGAATCCAAACCGTTTATCGGTTTCTACTTTTAACCCGTCTAGGTTCTCGACATGAAAGACATACTCATCGACTACCGTCTCTGGAAAATGCGGCGGTCGGAGAAACGGCGTGATGTGTCCGATGAACCGCACGATGTAATTGGCCATTTAGAGCCTCTCCCTAAGATATATGACGACTTTTTCAATCTCTTCTAAGGACGCATTAGTTTTGATTCTATTTGCTTTATCAGACATCACTTCAATATTTCCAATCACGTAGCCTTTACTGGGTACTATTCGGTCGAGTGATGGAGAATTATCGGTCTTATCTCCAGTTCCTATTTGAAGAGGAATTCCTAACACCGGACAAAATGTAGGAATGACAATATCCTCTTTCGTAATATTGAATGGTACGTTATGCTTTAACGATCGAGTCCTAGCTCTAGAGAGCATAAAACATCTTGGATCTCGTAAATACTGCTGACGTTGAATTTTACTGTAGCGAACCGGATCAGCGGCCCGGTATCGAACAGACTTTTCGTTATAGCAAGCCCTACACCTAAGATCTCCTGACGGGCATGACGGCATGCTTGGTCGCCGCACTTTTAAAATTCCGTGCTTCGGACAAAGATCGGGCTCCTTCAATTCCTTCTTCTTTCTGGGCTTCAAATCCATCCCGCGCGCCATTTAAAGCCTCTTCCCACGAGCATGCACCGTAATATCTATACGCCCGTCCTCTTGCAACTTACAAACGGATAGACCGCGGACGCCTGGGGTCATCCTCATTTTAGCCGCATATCCTCCGTGGTATTTTAAATAAGAGGGCGAAATCAAGACTACACAAGACCGCTCAAAAGACCGCCCCGTCTTCTGGTCTACGTCCATTGTGTACACTACGTCGGCAAGAGCCGCGTGTAAATGCCCCGTCCACAAAATATCGATACGAGGAGCCCAAGATAGCTCTTTACGGGCCGCGTTCCGTTGCGCACCAGGAGTCTGCGCACCACCCGCGCCGTGGTGAGTTAATAGACGGAAATTATTACCTCTCCATCTCAAATTTGCGAGAACGTAATCTCCAAAGTGAGGAACCTTAAGAATATCCGCGATCCGCCGACTAGTCGACGTTTGCGTATGCTTATAGGTCCGGTCTTCATGGTTGCCCGCGAGTTTGAACCAAAGCTTGTGCTGCACAATCGCGAGCTTCTTTGACGCCGCGTAAACCTGTTCCTCATTCGACATAGGCGTATGGCCCATTTTGAAATCGGTAATGTTCTCAGTTACGTCGCCGCCGTCCCATGTAAAAACGTTCGGCGTGTTCGCGATCCAGTTCAGATGCCGATCGAGAAGTTCCCCATCGTGTTGCGGGCTACCTATGTGTACGTCGAACAGAGGCGCCAATTCGGGAGACTCAATATCGTCCGGAATAGTGATGTCCAATTCTGGAAAATCGCTAACAGGCTTGAAACGACGGAACGCCTTTGGGCGAAATGTTTTTTGCAACGCATCAATTTCTGACTGCCACTCAGACTCAAACGGTTCGTACCGTGTGTTCAAAGTCATGCTGCCTCCTAGGCGAGTTTCTTTTTCAATATCCTTTTAAATGCTGGGTCGCGGATTGTCGACATCGCGATAACGTACGAAGACACATTCTCAAGATGATACAACTCTGCTTCATCGATATCGTAACCCAGTTCATTAATCATCGCACGTAGGGCGGGGCTCTTGATAAGTATAGTTGCCCGGAAAAGAGCCCGCGCCTGCTTTAATGTCATCGACATACTAGCCCTTGACCACCTGAAGCTTTGTGGGCTTACCACTCTTGATGGCCTTCGTAGCTTCCTCCGCTTGTTTCGCGGCGTTCGCGGCAATCTTCACGGCCTGGGAATCGCCTGATTCGACTTCGACGATCTTCTTTGGCACGATGAGATTGTGTTTTCCACCGGAAATACCCGCGACTTCACATTCATCCGAACAATACACGAAGTTACGACCATCGCCAGTTTGAACGACGCGGCTTGCTCCGAGCCACACGTTGTCCTTAAGGGCTTGCTGATGTTCCTTCATGTTGAACGTCGCGGTCTTGTCGCAAGTGTTGCACGTGATTGTACGTACAGATATGTCAATAATGCTCAAGGTAGTTCTCCTTTAAAGTTGATTCGTTAGTTCGTAAAATCTACTTAAAAACATCGCCTTCGCTACATCCGGCAACCAGCACCGAATCTTGACGTCCGCTGCCGTTTGATCGGCTCCCCATTTTTGATCCCACTCCATCGGCGGCATTAATTGATTTTTCTCCGCGTACAACATTGCAGTATCTGCGATCGTAACGCTTTCCGGTTGCGTTGAATCTATGCGGAACTTCCGACAGATCGCGGCCATTATCTTTTCTTCGACTTGCATATACGCGGGACCGACGTCTGTAAAATGCTTGAGCGGTCGGTTCAGATCGGCTATGTAGCTCTCGCTCGCATCGTGCAAGAGCGCCCACAATGCATCTATTTCTGGTACTAAGTAGCTTGCATGCCATGAGTGTTCCGCGACGGAATAAAATCTGCGAACGTGTCCGGTGAACCGGCACATAAGACTTAGGGAATGCGCGATGTCCGTAACCAGGATTTCATGTTGTCTCGGGTCCAAGATATGAAACATGCCGCCCGACACCGTTTGAATCCATGCCTTCGAGACGTCAACTCCTGCAACCGGCGTCATCGGCGTGCCCTTTCGAATTCCGTGATGAGCACAGCTTGTTGCTCAACCAAGGAGACCTCACCGGTGTATGCTTTGATGAAGTAACTCCACGCATAGTCGTCAAGTTCGGTCTCTGACGGGTGATAGCGGTCGCGATCCGTAGAAACGTATGGAGTGCCGTCTTCGTTCAGACGAGAGACATTCACAGACACGCCGCGCCGTTGCCTGACATACCGAACTTCGTTCAGGAAACGAACATCAGTGATTACAGCGATATCTGGCTTTTCGATTTCCAGTTGCGCGTCGATTTGCTTCACCCAATAATCCGCGTCTTCACCACGTCGTTTCATGCCGACGTTTTGTAACAGGGCCGGATCTTTTTCGGTCATACCATGTTGCTCGCGGCATTCGCGATACAGCGCGTCAGCGAACTTATACAACTTGACATTGAGTGGTTTGTGCCTACCGTAGAGCCCGGCGAGGCGAGCGTTCTGCTTCTGATAGTATTCGACGACCGCTTCACCGGCGGTATCCTTCCCGTGGCGAGCTTTGTTTCCAAAACCCAAAATTAACATTGGCGCTCCTTAAAATTTAATCCGGGATGGAACGTGCCCATTTCTGGGATCTACTGTGCCCGGATTCTTTTAAAATCGAGATTGGGATGACCGGTGCCCATTTCTGGGATCTAGTGTGCCCAATCTTTTAAAAATTAGAACGGGATGATACGTGCCCATTTCTGGGATCAGCTGTGCCCGTTCTTTAAAATTGTGGTGCAGGATGATAGGTGCCCATTTCTGGGATCGGCTGTGCCCGCACCCAAGCTTAATTATTCGCTTTCTGCTTCACTTGACTGAAAATCCACCTCGTCGCTCGACGGGTCAGTTTCATTATATCTTTATGGTGCGGGCGATCTGCGATGTTCATTTTCCTCTTGCCGGTTTTCCTCTCGCTGTCCGTGACGGGCGTTTCGTCTTCTCGAATAGGGCGGTTAAAAGACCGGAGTCCCATCCGACGCTTCTCAAGCGTAGTTATCATCCTGTAATAAAAATTTGACCTTAAAATCGATGGATAGCCGTGGGAGTAAGAACCTACCGCACGATCGAAGTCGTCTCTTCCCTCGCCTCGTTCTGCTACAGCTTTAGCTGCGACTACGTTGGGCACGACAAAAGTGACATTGTACTTACGTCCAGCTAGTAATACTTCCTTAAGCTCCTCGGGCACTTCTTCAGCCGGTGGAAGATATTTCAAAAGCGGCTTAACACTCTTGGGTTTATAACCATGGTATCGCAGAGACACAACGTCCCTGTACACTGACTTGTTTGGTTTTTCCGAAGTTAAACGACTCGCCAGTTTGAGATGTTTCTTACCCTCTTTAGCCATTAAATAAATTGCTTTAGCGTCGATGGGGTCTGACTTTTCAATACGATGCTCTTTTCGATAATTGGCCGTTTCGCGCGGATTGATAGTGAAAATTCGCACACTATTTTTACTCGCCGCATCTAGCACTTCGTTCCGACCTTCTTTCTCAAAAGATTCAAAAGGCGACTCGATCACTATGTCGATGCCGTTGTGTTCCGGCTTTGAGACGAACTGCAACAGACTTATGGTTCCATAATCGCATTGCTCGAGACTGCCGTTCTGTTCTGTAACGGCTATGAATTTAGTCCCGGGCTTAGCCCAGTCTATTGCATGCAGCCTATTGAACTCTGGTCTATTCAGCGGTCGTACCATTTTATTCTCCTAAGATATGCCCAGTTGGGCTGATCAGTTTGTAACCGATGCTTCGATTAAACAACTCAATCCCACGCATGCTATTGCCGTAAAATTTAGATCGACTCACGATTATTGCTTTGTACGCTTGCTTCAAATCACGTTTAATTCTGTGTGGCCTCAGTTTGCCGTTCAGTTTTACCTTCTCACACCGGCTACATCCCTGCGTCCGATTTCCACTTCGCCACTTCGACGGCTTGATCGGCCGCGCATGATATTTACACATCCGCGCGTACGGTTCTGGTATCCTAGAACAAATGGCCGACGTAAGCGCCTGCGGCGAATCCGGCAACGAATCCGTATTCGAGACCGCGGATGAACGCATGTTTAGTCTTGGCTTTCTCGACGTTGACGTCTTTGACGTGACTCTTTTTCTCATCTTTGAGCTCCGTGTTCAAGTTTCCAATCAGCGTAGTCTGCGTCGTGATGATTGACGCATCGTTGCTTAACTCGATTTGTAGCGCGGCCTTGTCGGCGGTCAGTTCCGGAATCACTTCTAGCTGCACCACGGTCGCTACGGCCGCGGCCTCGGTCACGGCAAATTGCTGGCCGGTCACCGGGTCGATCACACCATTCGGCGTCACAGCGCCGTTCGAGAGCCCGAGAATCGTCTCCCAACGCGATGCAAGCGCAGACGGCGGGAGGGTCCGGTCTATTTTCTGTTGCGCGATGGTGGTTACCGCGCGCTGCGCGATTTGCTTATTGATCATCGCGGTTTGTGTCGCGACCGTCTCCTGTAATGCCGCGAGTTGTGCGGCGGTCGCTTTAGTTGTAGCGTCATCCGTTTTTACGACCGCGGCGGCTGCCTGCGCGGTACGTGAATCGTGCCTGTCCCATGCGGAGATGCCCTTAGAGTAGGTAAAGAACCCGGTGATCGCCAGGATACCCACAATGATGATCTTCTCATGGGCCTTGATTATGGTTTCCCAGTTCGTCACCCAGGTTGGCAGTGCAATTTTTACCTGGGTACTGAGAGCGCCTATCGTGGCCGGGGGTGCTGTGCTTGTCGTCGTCATCATTCTCTCCTAATATGGGTTCCGATCTAGGCACGCTTTAATGCGGCTTTTGCGGCCCGTTTAAGTGCTTTGCGATGTTCTTTTGTGCCTACTCGACCGGGGTACCCGAGCACGGCTTTTCCTAGAGCCTCGACGGCCGGTGGATGGGTAATGAATTCGATCAGTCGCTCTAATATCTCTCCTGTCCAATACGTATCGATTGGCGGCCTCGCGGGGTGCCTCTTGATTGCATTCTCGATCTTCCCCAGTAAATGATTGCAGTGATTGCACAAAAGGCCGCGAATCAGGCCGGTGTCGTGACAATGGTCCGTCGAGAGACGCTTCCCGGACTTCTGGCGCGTCTGACAAATGGCGCATAGACTGTTCTGGAATCGATCGATTGTCTCCCACTCTTCAATAGTTAGATTGAAGCAGTCGGCTAGGCGCTTCGCGCGTGCTTTTATGTTCTCCATATCCCTCTCCTAATATGGGTTCCGATCTAGGCACGCTTTTAGGCGTGTTTACCCACTCGGAAAGCGAAATAATACGCTACATAACCCCACCCTAAAAGCACATGAAATATCAACCATCCAAGACTATGCCACTTCTGCCATGAGAGGATTCCGGCGGCGACCGCCCCCAAAAGAGTTATAAAGTCTCTCATAAATCCTGCACGAGTGAATTTGATGCTCACTTTACAGCCCCCATAATGCTTATGATGTACCAGTACGCGCTAATCGTGCAAAGGTACGCGAATGCGAATGCTATCACAGCACACAACAAGAATTTCTTCATTGTCCCTCCTATGTTACTCTGACATGTCTTCGGCGGCACGCAAGCCTTCCCACGTCGGGAAACGCGGCTTGTCCTTGCTACCCAAAGGAAAGTACCGGAACTTGACAATCTGCCCCATTAGCTTCTTGCGGTTCTTCCATATGTCGGCGCGCTCTACATCATCGAAACCACTGCCGATCTTAAACTCGACACCCTTATACGTGCCATTGACGCCGTTCACGATCAGCGCGCCTAGGTCGCCTCGGCCAATGAGCCCGTCCTGCGCGGTGCTGCGTTCTGTGCGGCCTAACGCGTTCTTCTTAGCTTCGTTACTATTGTGCATCCGTTCTTCGTACCCGATGATCTGCGCTTCGGCATCTTCGAACCGCTTGACCTTGAGGAGATAGCCCTCTTTTTCTGTTGACCTTCCTTCCTTATACGGTCCGGAGATGCTGCGGACCATTACGCCCTCGTTCCCAAGGGCTACCGCGCCCTCTTCAAACAGATTCAACGAATCGGGGTCGTCGCATTGGATATGCGACAAAGGACGTACCGCGCTGTTTTCGTAATTGTAATTTCGGACAAACGATAGACGATCATTAAAGCCGCCCTCAACTTTGAAATTATCGAATACATAATATCGCAATCCTGCGATATCATTTCCGTCACCCATGACGGCACTAACAGTCTTTCGATATGCATCTTTTGCCGTAGGATCTCCCAAAAGAAGCTCGCCATCTGTCCCGTCGGGAAGCCCGCAAAACATTTCCTGTACTAAGGAATTAGGAATCATTTTTAGAGTACGACTCATTAGCTTTCCATTGATCACAAGACAGCGTACTCCGTCTAGTTTCAAACTACAAAGTACTGGGTATTTCAGCTTCGTTACGTCGCTGGACTTTCCGGCCAGCATTGGAGAAAATGTTTTCATGTTACCTCCTTGAAAATATTAGGTGTAGGTTATGCTTTCGAAAAAGAGCCCGCGCAATCTTTCCTTTTCGTTCAGCGGCCTGCTCAGCTGCAGTTTGCCAAGTACAATTACGCGGACTATAATTTCCAGTATCTAAAAATCGACCTAGACTCATATTCTTTTCTGGGCGTAAGCCTACATCAGAAATAAAATTTGCAAAACCCCTCTTAGGCTGCCTCCATTGAGCACATATCGTGATACCCGAGCCGCCATAAAATTTCCAATGATCGTTATTAGGATTAGTACAACGCTGAATCATGTTCTCCCAAGTTTGATACTCCAAACTGTAGCATCTCCCATGCGTCGTAACTGCCTTCGCGGCGGCTTCTCCGTTCTGCTTCGAGTGCTTCGTAGCATAAGCACTAACTACCTCTCTTTGCAAACAACCACAACTTTTTGTAATTCCTGAAACCAAAGCATCTGCTCGTACAATTCGTTTTGTGCCACAATCACATACGCACGACCAACGTATATGTCCGCTTACATCTTCACTAACTCTATCAAGTACGAGAAGTCTCCCGTACCTGTCTCCCTTAATTTGACGTATCGGCGGCATGCAACTCCTCCTTGTCGAATCGTACCCAATTTGGGTGCGTTTGTCAACTAAATCTTTGGGCGCGGCAACGCTATCCACCAAAGAAGCGCAAGACATACTAATCCCATACCGAGCATCAACAATGACGACGGCTCAGGCACCGGTGTAGGCACGATCGGTGTCCTTGGCGCCTGTGTGTCGGGCGGCACGAACAAGCAACACGGCACGATGTATTGTGGCGCCGTACCGCTATTGCTCGCGGGCGGTTGAATGACCGGCGAACCTAGCAAGTCTTGCACCGTGTCGTTCGCGGCCCACGGAATCACTGGCGCGGTCGGGGATTGCACGATGTTGTCATTGGCCGGTGGCGCAACGGGGTAAATATCCAATGGCTCGATTGATAATGTCTCAATCGGCAACGGTGTGTCGAAGCGTAACAGGTTGCCACACTTCACGAGAATTATGGTGTTGCCGTCCGTGATGACCGGCTCGCCCGCGCGAACCAACCTCTGTTTCTTGGTCCAATACATAACCCCGCTCTTCATGTACGACACGTACGCGAAGCCGGAATGCTGCGTATTCGTGAAGATGGTCTTGGGGCCGAGCGTCGGGTACAGATAGCGGTGTAGGCTCAATTCAGTGTCGTTGTGGATGCCTCCAGGGACCAACTCATGCCCGAAGATAGCCGCATCCGGAGTTGACTTCTGGATGTCAGGCGCTTGGGGCGCATCGGTGCGCGCATTAAAATGCTCTGAAACGTGGTAGACGAGACTTGCGCCGATGAACGGTACTACCAAGAAAATTGCAAGCAAGAAAATTAGGCGTTTCATCGTGACTCCTTGGGCGAATATAACTCCCGCAACGCAACACGCGCCTGATTTTGTAGGTCTATAGCGCTCACTTTGCAATTTGCTGCACACATATAGTGAAAACGATGGGCGTCAATATTCCAAAGTACTTGAATAGCTTTGAAAAGTGGTACTTCGATTCCATCCTCAACATTGTGACTCTTCATTGTTCCTCCTTGTTCCGCCTGGATTTGCGAAGTACGATTCACCTGGGTGTTTTCATCGTCCGCCAACATTGAACATTGACGAGCGGATAATTGAACGTGCTATCTCTCGTGTCGATCGTCAATACCCCGTTGTCAATTTTGACTTCGGTCACACCACGGACCGTGTGATTCAACTCCCCATTGTTTGTGAAAACGTGTACGGTCATCATTTCCTCCTTAAGATTTGGTCAGCCAGCGACCAACATGCAACTACGGTGATTGCTAGCGCAACTACTGCCTCAGCGGTCACGATACGACGCTGGCACCTTTGCGTCACGGTCACGAAAGAATTCCGCCTTGACCTTGCGTTCCTTCTCTCTCGTGCGATTGTCACCTTTAAAGTCTTCGTCACGATACTGTTTGAATTTCTTAATCGTTTTCATAATTTCCTCCATGTGCAATCTTAACCAATGCAACGATGCTTGTCAAGCTTTTTCTTTCGCATCCCTAGAGTCTACCACATTCACATCCGGCGGGACTACCGGAACCTGCACCGGACGACGCTGGATGCCTAACCAGACCAGCGCTTGCCGAATGTCTGACTCTAAATCTTGCAGCGTCTTAACGCTCATTTAGTTTCCGCGAAGTTCGATTCAACCGGGTGCAACAAAGCAACGCGCGGAATTTGTACGGGTGCAAACCGACCGATGTTTTCGGCTGTGAGCCACGCGCGTGTAAGCGCCAATTCATTATCTGAAATCGACACGGGAAGTGGTGTCGCGCTTGAAAAGAATTCCTGTCGTTTGTGTTCGAACAAATCCATGCTTGCCTCCTCTGATTCTGCGAAGTATGAAACGCCCGGAGATAAATCCCTGAATCCATAAAATGTATCCGGGTACGAAAAAGTTTTCGCGCGAGACCGGCTTGCGCCGCTGGTACCAGGACGAAAGTACCGGCGAACGCGAAACAAAGGGTTTATTCCCTTTGCAAGTTTATAGCCTTTCCCGATGCTTGTCAAGTTCTATTACCGGCTTAAGGATTCGAATCCTTCTGCCTCCCGTAGTGCCTCCGCTCGATACTCCGATGCCGGGTTGCACGTCGGTTGCGGCGGGTTGCACGTCGGCCGTGCCGATTGTGTCGGTACTTCGACAATCAATCCGCTTTTAGGCACGCGTACGGCTAATATGCTGTCTTCAATCAGTACCCTACGCTTAATATTCATGGCTGTGCCTCCTTTATGCCTCTACCGCGTACAATTCGCCTAGGTACTTGCGGTAGGGCATCGGCGCCTTGCGTATTGCCGCGCGCGCCGTTCTAGCCTGTACTACGGCAATGCATCGCCCTTCCGGGCTCCAATAGACTGAATAGGTTTTCATAATGCTCCTTTGTTTACGCATGGCGCGCCCGTGTAGCGATTGCGTCCGCAATCCGGACATACGGCCACACTTTCGCGCGCCGAGCCCGCATAACGCTCTAGACGCTCAAACCATGACTCTAGAACCTGTAACATCCACACACGAAGCTTTCCTTTCATCGCTATGCCTCCTAGGCAATTAGTGCGAGCGAAGTACCCGCTATCTGTACGAAACCCGATGCATCCTTCTTAGCTGGTCCCTTCGCACGTAACCCGATGACTGATCCTTTGTACCCATCCAAGAAACGCAAATCGTGCAAGTCTCCGTCAATCACTCGCGCGCCTAAAAACGTCTCCGGTAACGGGGCTCCGCGTTTCGTGTTAAAGACTACGGCCACATTGACGCCATGATTTAACGCGTCGATTGCATGTGCCCGGTTAGACTCATGTAGCGAAAATGTAATGTGGTAATTCGGCCGCACGCGTAGTTGTGGCCTAGGTATCTTCGTGTAATCATAGAATTGCACGTGCGGGAATTCGGCACATATCGCGGCCGACAGTTCTGCTAGATCAGATGTGCCATTGATTCGGACGGCGGGTATCATATGAAGCTTTGCCGCGCGTCGGACCAATGCATGCACGTCCTTTCGCAGTTGCACCATAAACCCGGCTTTATCCCGTGTGTACCACTGTGTCTTGCGAATACGGGCTCCGTGAATCATTTCGGGAAACACCATTGCTCGCCCGGCATCGTCAAGACATCCCTTGATACAACCCGCCGATGCGAACGGACACACGTTACGCCCGCTTTCCTTCGATGGAGCAAGATACAGAATGCCCGTAAGGTATCCAAGTGACTCGCCCTTGCTAGTTTTCGCGTTCTGTACTGTAAGAAGCTTCATCGGTTTCTTGCCTCCGCTTTCAAGGGCGAGTCACTTGGATACTGCCGGTACACAGCACGTCGTGTGTCACCATTTGCGACATCTTCCTGCCAGCTCGACCACGAAGCTGTCCCGATGTTTCCAACAATCACTTCAAATATTGGATTGTTCATGGCTAGTTGCCTCCGTGTATCGTGAGATACTTATGGGCGCGTTCTTTATACGTGATAATCCACGTCGGATGTAAGTCTTGTTTGGTGTTAATGTAGGACCATGCGTCGCTTGATACTGCGAACGTCGCAATGATGCGTTTCCGTTTGCCTACTGTGCCATCCTTCTTTTCGTCGCGTGCGTAAACGGTAGTCACGGCTAGTTGCCTCCTTTAGGCTTGATACCTAAGATAACGCGTGCCTCGTCCTTCGACATATCCAAGCTATAAAGCTTGTTCGTTCCGCCGATATTGAATCCCAAAACTTGTTTGGCGATTGCGGCTAATTCTTGCTTGGTGTACCTGTCGATTGTCATGTTAGCTTGCTCCCTGCCATATCGAAACGCCTAGGACGAAAATCACTAGGAAGCAAATCACTTGAACCGCGTCGATTGGATTGATTGTTATCGTTATCATGGCTCAATTATGCCTGTAATCTATCCGCGCGTCAATGGTACTTTGGTTTTAAACTTGTAGAGCGTTACGGGCTCGCCAGTTCTGTCTAGCTTAAGCTTGCCCGTGGCGAGTTGGATAGCTACGAAAGCCGCGTGTGTCGGTTTGTTGTGCATTACCATGAGGTATGAAGCTTATCCTATGGGTAGTTTATCGTCAATGGTACGAAGGTACTGAATATTACTTAGTACCCTCTGCAATAGACTTGAACGCATAGGATGCTTCGCCTAGGACAGGCGTGGCAATGTTAGATTGAAAATCATCGGATTCGAACAGTGATTCGGCTTCGTACTTCGCGCCGTCTTCGTTGACTTGCAATGCTTCCCGTAATTCGCTTAATTGAAATAGGATCATTTGAATCTCCTTGTTTGTTACTGTGCCCATGGTACGCTTGGTTCTAGTTTAGCGCAATGGTACTTCGGTACTGAATATTACTTAGTACGTTATTCTCCCCATACCCGATCAACCAGACCAACATACTCGCGTTCGATATCATTGTTGTGGAACAAGGTTACAGACTCGCACGATGCGCGGCTGCGCATTTCTTTGGATAGACGAACGTACGCGCCGTACTTCATGCGCGCGGTATGCTGATTGTTTCCTGAATACACTGTGCCGATGTTTCCTACAATTACTTGGTACATGGCTAGTTGCCTCCTTTATTGAAACGATCTATTGCATCGCGGTACTGTTTTGGCTTCGCGCGTCCGATCATAGACCATGCTTGCAGCATATCCTTTTCCGCGTCTATATCGAACGAAGACGTTCCGAAGCTTCGGACAGTAACGTGGTGCATCCTTGGAAGCTTGACAGGGAATAGAACGGATAGAACTGTTTGAATGGTTTTCATATCTCTCCTAGTTTAGATACCGTACCACGAGAAGGATGATAGCTGCAAGCATGAAACAGAGCATAGACTGTAAGAAGTGTGCCATGCCTGTTACTGGCACGAATGCACCAAAAGACCTAGATACACGAGACTGGACGCTAACTTCCAGACTGCCACGAGTAACAGTTTAGTTCGAAGACTCATTGTCCACGCATATAACGAATCGCGAGAATGAGTAGTTCCCCGCAGAAGCCGCCGAGCGCAATATGTAGAATGTGTGTCATATATCTCCTTTGTGTTACTGTGCCTATATTAAACCTAGGCTCGTGTGCCGTCAATGGTACGGAAGTACCGAAGATTACTTAGTACCACACTGTGCACAGACAGAAGAGACTTGTAGCGAGCGCGTCGCTTGTAGTGTCTTATGTTTGACCATAAGGCGGATATGGCACGCATGCTTGACCTTAGCCGTTCGCGGTTCGCGAATAGGCTTTCAGCTTTCAGCTTTCAGCTTTCAGCTTTCGGGCGTCGGAGGCTTGGTTTATTCCGAGCCCGCTAACAGTGACAAAAAATGCTGTCACCATTTAGAATGCTGTCACCAAAATGCTGTCACCAATTAATCCGGCAAGTTTTTGGCAGACTGCCATCCTATTCTAATCCGATTAGTGTATTCCGGAGTGTCGATCGGGCTCGAAAGGATAGAATCTCCTAAGCTAATTCCCTGCTTATAATCGTTGTAACCCTTGGTAAATGAAGCTTTTGAATCCACAAGTGATAGGCGCTTCTCGCCCGTTTCTTCCGGCTTAACGTCTTCTTGCTCGCGTGCGGCAAGCTTGACCTGTCCGGGTAACATCCAATAATAAGACGTTCCATCGTACAGCGTCCATCCGCCAATGTTGCGGTGCGCGCGCTGCATCGTTCGCCATTCCACTACTTCAAGCCGGGCTTCGTCCAATACCTTTAAGTCTTCGACGCGAACCGGGCCATTCTGCAACTGTTCTCTAAGCCACATTTCGTTACGATCCATAGTTTTTAGCCTCCTATAGTATAATGCATTAAGCTTGAGCGGGTTTGTCATGTTTAACATGACAATTCTGTCACGGTCGAGAGTGCATAGTCAAGACTATTCGTTAGCCTGTTCACTAAGCTAAACTCAAAAATGCTATGTTGTTGATTCTATTATACTTATATAAAAACGAAGACGATACGTTACGAGTAAGTGATTTGGTGCGCCTTATTTATTCCTCTCTCTCTCTCCGGCTTGACAGCATTGTCATGTTTAACATGACAAAATGCTATGGTATATAGGGTATAAGGGGTTTAATGCATTAAGCCTAAGTAATTCATCTGGTCCGGCTATCGAAAGCGAGCGCAGCGCGCGGAGTGCCGACGCGGTCAAAACTCTACATATACGTCTGTGTAGCGAAACGAAGCATCGGGCTCGATAGGCCGCGTCACAATAGCGCGCCGCGCGCATGGCGAGCCTGTAGCGCGACGCGAGCCCGTCAAACAGGATAACAGACCATGCGGAGCACGTTCAAGCCGTGATTGCCTTATAAAAGCGCCATAGTTTATTGAGTCTAAAGGCTTTATGTCGCATTCAATAGCTAAGAGTAGCGCGCTGCGCTTGTCACGCAATTTTTTGTTTCTCGCGTTAATTTCCTGCAATTTTCCGCAATTCAAACCGAATTTTCACTAAATCCTTTATTTTCAACACCTGTGCGACGCGGGCGACGCGGTTCGAATGTGTAAATCAATGGAATATTGATTGACAAGCCTAGATAACAAAGGGTTTAGCAACGAAATGCAATAAGTGCAATGCTCTGATCGAGCCCGGAAATGGTGAGCCGATTGGAGTTTATCTTGTTTGCTATCATATAGATATGGAGTGCTCTGTATGTTGATGAGCTCGCGCGGGTTAGAGTCTTGGCCGCTATCTCTTTTGTTGTGAGGCACATGCCGGGGGCAGGGCGCCCCGTGCCACCCCACCGCGGCCGCCCGCTTGGCGAATGGCAAACCGCGGATACGTACCTTCTGCAGACCCGGTAAATTCTACATGCTCGGAAACTGCTTGACGCCCGGCTCCGGACGTGTTCTAATGATCTGGGAGGGTGTGTTCGGGAAGTTGGCAGCTGTATGTCTATGATACGAAAAACTTTAGTATAATGTGTGCCTAGCTTGGAACCAATTACAGACGAAGAATACGTGACTCGTATCCTTCGCGCACGGTCTGGAGGGAACCGTTAACCGATCTCGTATCGGTACTCTCACCTATTTTGAGGAGTGACACACGAGTTATAACGGGCTGGCGAGACCCGATAGCCGTTCTTCGTAACGGCACCCGCGCCTATTTGAGGAGTGACACAGCAGCCTCACACGAGCCCGGTCGACTGGCGTAGACCTTCGGGTTTATGCCGGGCCGGAATATTGTCACGATAACGAGGCGTTTCAACGCACGCCTACCTCACACGAAGAAGTAACCGCGTACGAGAAGGAGCACCGACGTGTCGGTCTAATTGGCAGACACCCGGTTTGGGAGCCCTCGTCCGGCCAAGCGCTAATTTTTATTACCCGGTGAAATTCCGGGTGACACGAACCCGTTTGTGGCTTTATTGTCTGAGACGCCTGGCGTCGAGGAAAGCCACCATCTGCCCCGTATGGCCGTGAGGCGACGGGCAAATTTCTTTTCACACAAGGAGGTTCACATGACAATCACTCTTTAGGAGAGGTGACTCATGGAACCAAAGAAAGGTCGTAAAGGTCGGAAGATCGGAAAAGGTGTTCGCAAGCTGTCCCATTCGAAGTGGGGTAAGTACGCCGCACTGTTCGATTATAACACCATGCGCAGGAAAGAAACTCTAGCCCGGCGCCGGTGTACTTGTTGTGGAGTTCAATATCACAGCCGCAGCGCGTGTATTCGTCACGCATGTAGCAAATCGTAGGCAGGTTGAAATCCCTGTCTCGTAGTGAACGAAGCGTGCCCGCCCGTGGGCCTTGTTCGCGGGATTAATTTTCTGGAGTGATTATGAGTTGTGCGGGAAGTGTCGGAACCGTACTGACGACGCAAGCTGGCAATGACGGCGCGTCGAAGCAAACTAAGAAACCGTAGAAAGGAACACAATGTACAATTCACGGATTGCTGCCGAAGTCGACGAACAACAGCGCGCGTTGGATTATTACCGTGCCGAGTTAAAACAAGCACAGGCCGTAATCATACAATTAGTCGAGGGTCGACAGGGCGACACAGAATATATTCATCCTTACGACCTGATGGCTATGGTGGACAAGATATCTATCGGGACAATTTGGAGCCTGCTCAACCCGAAGGACGCTCTGAACACAAGCTATTTAGAAATCGCTAAAATAAAGTACGTCCAGACAACCATGATGCCGCGGAAGCGCGCAGAGGAAAACGTCCAGGCGTACGATTCTTTGATATTCAGACTTAATGCCCAGAAGGAGAAATTGGGGCGGTCTATGCTTTGGTACCTCTGGTCTAAATCGGGCTGTTAGTTAAGTGGCATAACGCTAGCCTTGCACGCTTGAGTCGGGAGTTCGAGTCTCCCACGGTCCACCATCTCAACTATAAGGAAGACATTCCGTGACGGTTGATAATATGAATTCTAACACAGGTAATGGTAGCGAGATATCCACAGAGGTTTTGGCGGAACGAATCTTTAACGTATCGAAAAAGTTGGATGAACAGGCTGCCTCTCAGAAAGCGGCGGTTGACGCGGCGTTGATCGCGTCGCAAACTGCTATTACTGTCGCCTTGGCGAACCAGGAAAAGACTGTGAACGCGGCATTCGCGGCTTCTGAAAAGGCCATCAACAAAGCGGAAGAGAACCAAAAGGGGTACAACCAGATTATCGGTTCTCTGCAAAACGACGTCGTCCGGCTGAAAGAGTCCCAAGCCCAGTCGAGTGGCAACACCGGCGGCATGAAGGACATGTACGGCTATGTCTTCGGTTTTATCATGGCCACGTTGAGCATAGCGGGAGTCGTATTCATGGCGCTCCGTAGTAGGTAACGCCATGAGCGTAGAACCAGAGTTAACGGTCACGCTGAGTCGCGCCGATATGTTGTCCGTCCTAGCATTGATCTACGCCGCATTAAAGCCTGTTCCAGAGTTAGCCGCTTTTAAACAGCTAAGCGACGTGGCCGATAGACTTGAAGTAATTTGCTACCCTGTAACCCGGCCCAACAATTCATGATGAACACCGCGCACGACGGCGCAAACGAGCCCTGCTCGTGTTCGTGCAAATTTCTAGTAGCCGCAGTAATGCAGCAACTGAATCCGTGGTCCCGCGGTCATCGGGCAACTATTGATATTGTCCTAACCGGTTCGGATGTGCCCCAGAGGGCGGGCACCGAGCAATAGCGCGGCCTTGTGCCGCGACGGTCTAGGCCAAGAGCCCTCACACTTTCTTAATCTCGTACGGTTGACAACCGAGTACAGGGTAAGCTTCGGCTATAAATCCATGTCAAACAGTCATCCCGTCTAGATCAACGCGTCGGGAATGCGAGAGGCAGCCGACACCTGACCGCGAGGCGAAGTTCGGCAAAATTTATAGCTTTTTCTCAGGCGAAGATAACCAGCTCTTAAGTGCACGTTCCCCTGTGCCGCCGTACCTTGAGATTCGATTGCGGTTGTGTTGTAATGGTAGCATGGCGAGTTGTGTCCTCGTCGGCGTCGGATCGTAACCGACCGATCGCCCCACTTCCCAGGAGGGAAGCAATGAAACATCACACGAACGCTAGAGTGGGAATCTAATGATCCTGCTCCACGAAATTATTCCTATTATTCACGGTAGACCGTTAGTTACCGTGAGGCGTAACTACGTCGCTCCATCTAGTATCTCGCGCGTGATCGCACAGGACGCGGGTTGCACCGTCGTGTTTACGTCCGGCGAAGCAGTCGACTATCAAGAGACAGACGTAGAGGTCGCAGCACTGGTTCAGAAAGATATGGTCACCGCGTAAGCGGTTCAGGCGTCGTTACCCGGCGCAAAGAGGGAGGCCTCATGACCTATATAGTGAAACCGCATCACCCGCTCTTCGATGGGTGGGACGACTAATACCGAAAGGAAAGTCCATGAGTAAGCCTAATGAGAATGCAGTTGCACAAACATCCGATTGGGTCAAAGGTATTAACGATCCCGAAGCGATCGCAGCCCCGGAACCAAGCGCGTTCCCTGAGCAGATGCGGTATACTAAGAGTCATACCTTCGAACCTATCGCGCTAACATCGAATCAGAATTTCGCGTCTGAAGTAGACGTCGAGCGTATCGTCGCGCGTGAACTTAAGAAGGAGCTGGACATCATCAAGAAGTCGTACGCGAAGCTGATCGCCGTGTATGAGTACGAAATTGAAGCTCGCCTGAATGAGATTGAGGAAAAGTTCCAGAGTGACCTAGAGCTGATCACGAATAAAGTCGTAGCCGCGTTCAAGCACATTGGACACCCGCTCGACAAAATGGTCCCTAAGATATAAGATTCGGAGTCCAACGCGTTAAGACTTCGGGAGACGCAAGAGATCGCCTTTAGCAAGCGTGCAGCTTGGCGGGCCTCGCCCGTACACACCACGTCCAGTCCTGATTCTGACGCCGAGGTAGCCATGCAAAAGGTGAACCTTCGATATTGAGGCAACATGATCCGCCACAGACCGAACGCAGAGAACACGATGAAGGGCGCGGTTCCGCGCAGCGCATGGTGGACCGAGACTAAGAAGTCTGTGTGTGGATATTGCGGCCAGATTCACGACGCGGCAGGCCGCAGCTTAGATGAGCGCGGCAAGCTGGTCGACCAACCGGCTCGCCCGGACGTACCGCGGGTACCGAACACTTGTCCGTTGGCTAAGTAATTAGGAGTAGTGATGAAAAAGCAAGAGAAGGACTCGTCCTACATCAAGGACGTAAAACACTTTGACTTTAAAGGCGCGATGGATAGCACTGCCCCTGGCTGCGTGCAACAGGAAGACGTGCCGGACGGAACGCCCCAAGAGGGTACGCGATCGGTCGCCGGGAAGTCTAGCGAGCCCGGCCCATTTGCTTATAGGTTCAGCACGAAGACCGAAGTCAGGCAAGCCGAGAACATACCCGGCGCCTGCCAAAAGGCATGCGACATAGAAGAGGGTCAGAACAAGTCCAAGCTCAACAAGGACACCCCTCCGGGTGGAGACCTGAAAGAGCCCGGCGAAGGCGAGAAGTTCGAGACTACACGGATCGGTTAATACCGCCCGACTCGTTCAGTGGTAGGATCGCTGGCCCGTAACCAGCAGACCGCGAGTTCGATTCTCCGGTTGGGCTCCAAACTTAAGGCGGGAGCAAGTTGCTTGGCGAGCACGAAGCGACGGTTTCCCGCTCCATATTGAGGAACAAATGAATCTAGCACGGAAGATTAAGCAGCTTGAAGAGCGCATCACGCAACTGGAAGCGCAACTCACGCAGCGCCCGGTGGTAGTCATTATGCCTACCGTACCGGTGACGCTCCCGACCTTGCCGCCAGTGGCGCCTTATTACGACCCGAATCCATACCGGCCAACTTACCCTATCATCACTTGTGGAAAGACACCTCACCTAACGTCCGGAGGGCTCACTGGGGCGTCTGGAATTCAGTCTATGAACAACGTACAATGATTGACCTAACCCTGGACGAACTCGCACAACTCGACCACGTTGCATGGGGCTACCTGATCGTTACTTTTCTTTGTCTCGTGTTTCACATGCCTATCGAGATTGTTGTGCCGATCGCGTTCGCGGCGGCAGCCGGTAAAGAGTACTGGGATTGCCACGGGCTCGAACCTATCGCGGACTCTGGTGGAGTTTCGGGTAGTTTTAAAGACTTCATATTTTGGTCACTTGGTATTTTGATAGGCGCATTCGTTGTACATTCAGTTCGATAATATCTTTCGGGTAGCTCCCGAGAGTTAGACTTGTGGGTGAGCCTAGTACTCACCCCTAGTCGTCTTACTAGGAGAATAACATGGGCGGTAAAAGTAGTCCGGAATATCATGCAGAGTATTATCAATCACATAAGCCTGAATTCAGGGCGTACAGGAAGAAATTTAAGGAATCCGAAATCGGGAAAGATTGCGAAAGGAAGTATCGGGTTAAGCGCATATTTAATCTCACTCGAGAACAGCATCTTGCTATTCTAGAGAAGCAGAATTTTAAGTGTGCATTTCCAGATTGTGGTGAAAACGTCACTTTGTTTTCAAGCTTAGATCATAATCACGCGTGTTGCCCCGGTAACAAGAGTTGCGGGGTTTGCGTCCGTGGAGTTCTGTGTCGTAGCCACAATAGCGGGTTATCTTTCTTCGAGAGTAAACCATTAACACTCTTGAATGCATTTCGATATCTAGAGGAGAACAAAACATGTTTAAAGACATCATCTTTGCAGGAGCAGGATATATCATCGGCGCTTTCACTCCCGGAGTACTCCGGCAAGTGAAGTCATGGCTCACTTCGAAGTCCAAAGCTGCAGTCGCGGCTGTGCCCGCGGCAGTGGTGTCCACGATCAAGGCCGACGCCGTCAAGGTCGAGACCGCTGTCGTAGCCGAAATCAAAAAGCTTTAGTTTGTAGGGCCATTGGCCCACAGGAGAGTTATATGGGAAGCAATGGAGCAATGGATTCAAAACCGAACGCCGGGACCAGGGAACAAACGGACTTCAGCGCGAACTCCGGTGTCGAATACCCTGACCGCGCAATGCCCAAGGTCACAGGACTCAAGGCTGATAAGATTCCAGCCGCGACCATGTCCAGGAAGCCTAGTTTCGAAGATGCGTCAGATCCAAATGAAGGTGCGCGTCCTCTGACTAACATGCCCGAACAGTCTGAAGTCGTGTATCCGTGCCGCAAGTACCCCGCGGTTCAAGCTGTCCGCGAGGCGAAAGAGAATCCAAGTGTAATTTCCAAGGCTCGCGGTTACAACGATCGTAGCGAAGCCGGAAACGCCAATACTAAGGGCGGCGAGTAATTGAAGCGAAGCGGTATCGAAATACGAAAGATTAGAAAACAGGAGTTATAAGATGCCGTTATTGCAAAGTAAAGGAACTCAGACCGACTGGGGGCGCATGAGGATTAATCCCATGTCTCCGCTATCTCTGCTCAGCCTGTATAACCCTCTGAACCTTGACCTACTTCAGGTCATCGATGAAGGGGGTCTCATGCTGCTCAATGTCACTTATAAGGGTGTTGTCCAGTTGCTGCCCGTTAACGCGCCTCCCGGCCCAACGCCTCCTCCGTCTCCAGTCCCGTCTCCAGTTGATACGGAACTAGGGTTGGCTGGTAAGTACGAACTTCTAGCTGCCGCGGGAATCTCAAATACCGGGAACACTGTAATCACCGGCGGCAACATCGGATCATTCCCCACTCCGTCAATCACAGGCTTTCCTCCCGGAGTTGTTACACCTCCTTTCACTATCGACAACACCGATGCTGCAGCCGCACAAGGCGCAGCCCTGGTTGCGTATAACTTTTACTCCGCTCTGACATTTACTTCTCTCAGTGCATCTTCGGCAAACTTGGCTACTCTCGGAAACGGATCGACCGCATCGACTTATACCCCGGGAAACTACTCGGCTGGCTCTAGCATGGATATTCCCACAAGCATTACCTTGGACGCTCAAGGTAACGCAGCGGCTATGTTCGTGTTCAAGGCAGGTTCGACGCTGACACTTGAAAGCGGCGCGTCCGTCCTTCTGGTCAACGGCGCCCAAGCTTCAAACGTAGTGTGGCTTGTCGGCAGTTCCTATACGTCCGTTTTCAACGGCACGTCTTCGGTCATGAACGGAAACATTCTCGCTAACACGAGCATCACGCTAGGCGGCGGAACTTTGAACGGTCGCGCGCTTGCAGGTATCGTTACCACAAGCGGAGCAATTACAATCGCTGCCGCCATGAACGCTACGGTTCCGACCTTTGTACCTCCCCCTGGACCAGCGCCAAGCCCAGCCCCCGGAACTGGCTTTTTCACTTCTCAGTGCCTGTTCGGAAAGTACTACACTCGGGTTAAAGCCACGACTGTGCCGCCACTAACAGCCGCCATGATTTTTGCGGATGTGTTCAGTGAAAATGACGCACAACAGGATATCATGGACATCATTGGTCAAGGCGATTCTCCGGTGTACCATATTGATTACCTCGGAGTGGCCTTCTATGACTCCCCGCTGATACCAATTAAGACTTCTGAGGGCGTAGCAACTCAGATCTAATATGTAATGAAACTCAGCCCTCGGGTAGCTCCCGAGAGCCGACCGAGGAGGGCCACGACCCTCCTCAGTCAATTCTTCGTGGAGGATAATATGGTAAAGGGACTTTGCGGTTCATGCGGTCAAGTATTAACACAAGAGAATACTACTCCTGCGTTCTTTAAGCGTCGTTGCGGTAAGTGTAGGGCATGCAATGCGGCTTGGAGAAGAAAGAAATATGCTGAAGATTCCGGGTATCACGCCAGTGTCCAGTTAGATAATAAAGAAAGTACTTTAAGAAATTCAGGTCGATGGCTCCTCCGTCGTAGAAAGCAGTATAAAGAAGATTTAGAGTTTCGTGAGAAACGGAAAGAAACAACCAGGCGGTACGCTTTGGAGAATCCAGAGAAGATTCGCGCATACAGCGAATCTATGCGTGGGCGACATAAATATCTCCGGTATAGGTTGAAGAAAGAAGATTCTTCAAAAGATAATCTTCTGTGGAATTTAAATTTTTATTCTGAGCTTATTAAAGATGCGGTATGTCATTACTGCCGTGGCCCTTTAGAGCGAACTGCACTCGGCTTGGATAGATTAGACAGCAGCATCGGACACGAGTGTTATAACGTTGTGCCTTGCTGTAAAAGTTGTAATCAAAAGAAAATGCACGACACATCTTACGAAGAGATGATGTTGCTCGCCCCAGCGCTACGAGAGATTAGGCGACGCAGAGAATTAAAGGAGATTTAAATGGCGAGCGGTAAGGGTACGGCCAACAGTATTAGTTATCTCTCGCTTGTTTTTCAAGCGGTGACTTGGGCTAACGTAGCTATTAATGCAACGTCAGGCCCCCTGACCAATCTGTATGTATCACTTCACACTTCGAACCCCGGATCATCGGGAAATCAGACTTCAAATGAAGCTGCATATACTTCGTACGCCCGCGTAGCCGTAGCTCGCACAACTGGTGGATGGGGCATTTCAAGCACCACGATTTCTAATATCGCCGCGGTAACCTTCCCGGCAGCCACCGGCGGCAGTGAAAGTGAGACTTACGTCGGGATCGGATCTGCGACAAGCGGCAACGGCATTCTTTTCTGGTTCGGGCAGCTTACCGCCCCTCTAGCAGTTAGCTCTGGAATTACTCCATCGTTCGCGATCGGCGCTTTGACGATTACGGAATCGTAGGTACCCTGTGACAATATCGGCGGCCATTACTGGACAGGGCGTAGCATCTGGAACATTGGGAGCGAAAGGCTCTCTCGCGGCGGCCATTACAGGAGTCGGCTCCGTCGTCGCAACGCCCGGCGGTCTTGGTTCTCTTGCATCAGTCATCGCAGGGCATGGTTCGGTAATAGCAGCGATCGGTACTGCAAAACAGATATCCGCTGCGATTAATGGGTCAGGTTCAGTGCTTGCAAACGGCGTCGGAACACTGACCGGCAACATAGCCAGCGGCATCTTAGGAGTGGGTAGCGTAGTAGGCTTCCTGTCGTTCACTAGGACATTTTTTCCGCCTAAAAATCCAGGCTTCCGTGTCAAGAATTACATCTTGCGGGACTTCGGCGCAACGTACTCCGCTCCCGCGTATTTAGCGACCACTAGCAACGCATTGCAGTTGTTCCATCAAACGACTTTTATTCCAAACGCCAATCCCGGGACCGTGACCCCTCCACAATGGTCAACTCCAGGAACGCCTGACGCGTTTAACTATCAGGGTAGAGTGCAGATGCCCGGCGAGGTAATGAGTCCGCCCGGCACCGGGTCACTCAATGGCAAGATTTACAAAGTCAAAGCTGACGGGATGGTCTTTATCCCGCAGTCGGCTGTCGGCGCGTCATTCAATATTGTCCTGAACCAGAATTACACCACGTATGGTTACGCCATTATTTCGGATACTTTGTTCTCTCTGACGAGTCAGGTGCCAGTAGCGGCTGGTACTATGGCTGGCTGGTCTCTGACTGCTACATTGGCGGGCAACGGCGTTGGAAATCCAGCGCTAAGTTGCGCGGGCATCATGTATGTAGACGGCGTACAGTATGTGGGCAATGGGTTCTCTAGTCGTCTGGTTAATAGAGAGCCGATCATTCAGTTAAGCCTAGGGGTACAATTCGGCGGGGCGCTAACCGGCCCCGATAAGTTTCAGGCTTTCCTTAGCACGTTCCAAATCAAGGAAGACCATTTTTAGCCATGACAGACTTATCGCGCATCTCCATAGGTATAAAAACCTTTTTAAGAGATACCCAGTTGTTCAACAGCATATCAGCGATACGGCAGAACATGCCAGAGGTACGCATGATAATTGCTGATGATGGTGACGATACAGTCGAGAAGTTTGACGTCTACGCATCTTTGATTGGAGAGGGGCACCAAGTTATCATTCTCCCATGGGACAGTGGATTTGGAATGAAGTCTAATCGAATCGCTGATCAACTTCAGACTCCATTCCTGTTGGTCGGATCGGACGATTTCGATTTCTCTCCTGCGTCAGTTAGAGAAGGCATAGAGCGCTTGACGGAGGCGTTGGACTCTACGCCGCGACTTAGTATCGTCAGCGGTCGAGTAAGTAACCGGCCTTACGAGTTTGCCCTGGCTGATGAGGGGCATCGAGTTCAGGAATTTCCAATTGAGTACAGCGACGGCATGCCCTATTGCCCGTGCGACTTGACTGTGAATTATTCCCTGATTCGCAAAGAGGTATTCCATAAAGTTTGTTGGGACGATGACGTCAAGATAGGCGGCGGCGAACACGGCGCATTTTTCGTGGATTGCAAGCGCGCGGGTTTTGAGGTTGCATACGTCCCCGGAGTAAGTATCTCCGAACAAAGAATCCCCAGTAGCGCTCGTTACCGACAGTTTCGGGCTCGAGCCAATGGCCTGGAGCGCCCGTGCTTTGATAAGCGCGGCATAACAGAATACATCCTAGGCGACGGCAGAACGGATTACAAGAAATGAGCGTCCTACTTGCTGTCAAATCATGTCAGCGCGACCTAGACCGCGGATGTCACGACATTATTCGCAGCACATGGGGTAAGGATGTGCCCGACGTGTACGGTGCGTACCTTCGGTTCTTCGTCGGCGCCGTCCAGGAGCCGGAGAAGATATCGCAAGGCGACGTTTTCATAAATGTCCCAGACGATTACGATTCTCTGCCTTTTAAAACACGTGAGATTTTACGCTGGTCTCTTCGACACGATTACGATTACACTTTCTTGTGCGATACAGATACATTCATCATTCCGAGATCGCTGATGGAGTGTGGATTTGAGAAGTACGATATTGCCGCGCGATTTGGTACGATACACCCGGTTGGTGGACCAACGTTCGACTACACGGACAGCAGAGGTCACCAAGGGCAAGTTCACCCATGGCCGAGCGGAGGTTTAGGATACTTCGTGTCGAGGAAGGCCGCAGAAATTATTGTCGGCACCGAGCCTATGTGTTGGGCAGAGGATATGTACGTAGGTCAGGTTCTAGGCCCATATCTTCAGGACGGCACGATCACTGGATTTGATATTCCCGACTATGAATGCACGATTAGCTGGCATTGGCCCCGCAGAGTTACCAGAAAAGCGTACGACCCCAAATCTGGATGGATGGAGCGGATGCAGAAAGAACATGGACAATGACCACAGCGTTATTACTGATCGCGACCGGCCCGATGTATTGGGGCTTCGCGAAAAACCTGATCGTGTCCGCGAAGCAATACTTCATTCCGCATGACGTGATCTTGTTCACGGATAGTCCGGAGCGATTCGATGCCGCACACAAGATTGCTATCCCCAGCGCCGGGTATCCAGCGGCGACACTGAACCGGTACCATACGTTTTTAGCTCAAAAGAATTTACTCAGCAGTTACGACAATCTCTTCTACTCAGACGTCGACATGAAATTTGTCCAACCAGTCGCGGAAGCAATGATTTTGTCCGACGGGATCACGGCAACGCTCCACCCTGGGTTCGCCGTGGACCGCATGCACCCGCATGCCGGATTCGTGAGTAAGGTGGGCACGCCGGAGAGACGTCCGGAGTCCGCCTGTTACATACCAGAGTCGGCCAGCAACTTATATTTTTGCGGCGGCTTCAACGGCGGTCGCGCATCAGCCTATTTGCATATGGCCGAACAGATTCGGGCCATGATAGATTCCGATGCTGCAAAGGGCATCGTACCGTTCTGGCACGATGAGAGCGGAATAAATAAGTTCCTGTATGATAATCCACCAGCTAGAATTTTATCACCGTCGTTTTGTTATCCTGAAGGATACGACGGCGGCTACGGCTGGCCTATAGACGAACATCGTCCAGTTCTCCTAGCTCTGAACAAGCCGGGGCACTACGAACCGGTGCCAATTGTAGTTCAACCGGCTCCCGTAATGATCCCGCGACGAGGCGGTCCCGGATCAAAGTCTCGTATACGCTCGGCAATGCTGAAAGGAAACCGATGGTCGTAATTAAATTTCTCGGCGGGATGGGCAATCAATTGTTCCAGCGCGCGTACGGATACGCGTTACAGCACCGCGGTTACGCGGTCGCGTTCGATACTTCAACGTTGGTAGAGGGAACACATCGAGAATATTCGCTCGGCCCCCTCGACACCGATGTTCCGTTCTCTGAGCCAGTCGGACCAACTGTTTATGAACCGAGTCTTCGGTTTAACGAGTCGTTGCTGCATCCGGCGGCCCCGAGTACGATTGTAGGATATTTCCAGACCGAGAAGTATTTCAGTGACATTGCGGCTTCTGTTCGAGAGAAATTTACAAGACTCAGGTCAAACTTGACGCTGTCGCTTCACGCGCACGACATCCAAAGCCATATCCACAATTGTAACAGCGTGTTTTTGCACGTGCGTCGTCAAGACTATGTCGGCCTACAGCATTTCCACGGTATGCCAGATATGGCGTATTACAAAAAGGCGCTCGCACTGATTCAAGAGCGCGTTCCCGACACGAAGGTGTTTGTGTTCTCTGACGATCGTGAATGGTGTTTACAGAACTTCATGGGGCACGACGTCGTTCAAGGCACGAGCAAGTATGAAGACCTCTGGCTCATGGCGCATTGTCAGCACGCAGTCCTAGCGAACTCATCGTTCTCATGGTGGGGCGCCTGGCTCGGAGACAATAAAGATCGCCGCATAGTAATCGCACCTCAACAATGGTTTAATCCGGCAGCAAATGTGGACGCGTCAGATATCGTCCCGGAAAGATGGCTCAGAATATGATCGTCCAAGCGTTCGTCCCAGACTGGCCCGGCCCGAAGCAACACGCTAAAGAAGTCGCCGCGATACTCGCGCCGCACTGCCCGGTTACTATTCTGGACGACCCCAACGATTACTTTAATGCGCAGTGGGAGAAGGCCCGCGCGCAGTTCACTGGTGACATCCTGCTATGGGTTATGGCGGATGTGAAATTGCCCGAAGACTTTAGCGTCATATTCTCGGAAGGTGTGCGACTTCTGTCCCGTGGAGACATAGGTTGGTACGCCCCTGATATTTCGTGGACGTCCTATATTTACGACCAGCAGAGTTTATCTCAGGTCGAACCGCACATTTTTGAAGTTCCGAACACCGATTCGTTGTGCTTCATGATTCGTAAAGATGTGATTGACAAGATGCCGCACCTCGACCCTGCCACGTGTTTCATGTGGGGCATGGATTTGACGGCGATCGGCACCTCGCGCATGATGGGTTTAAAGGTTGTTCGCGATTATCGGTTCAAGGCGCAGCATCCGAACCAGACGGGTTACGAGATTGAGAAAGCGGGACGCGGTATGATCCCAATGTTCCGGACATACCCGGTTGCGTTGCAGCGAGAGATTGGTAAACTTGAGGTTGAGACGCGCCGGTTGCGGAAGCCGTTTTGGAAAGACAAGAGAGTCACAGTCACCGGTGGTAATGGCTTCCTAGGGAATCACGTCGTCGCAGCGCTGCATGCTAAAGGTGCAGAGGTTTCTGTCCCGCGTCTAGAAAAGTATGATTTGCGAGACCGCGTAGATGTGGACCGCATGTATCAGAATTTTGATCCAACTATCATCATAAATTTGGCGGCAGCCGTTGGCGGCCTCGGCGCGAACATTGCGAACCCCGGTCGTTTCTTTTACGACAATCTTATGATGGGCATGCATCTCATGGATGCGGGCCGACAGTTTAATATAGACAAATTTGTTCAGATGGGCAGCGCATGCGAGTACCCGAAAGACGCGCCAGTCCCACTGCAAGAGAAAGATGTTTGGAGTGGATATCCCGAGTCTAGCAACGCACCGTATGGCATAGCCAAGCGAGCGTTGTCGACTATGGGAGACGCGTACAGAACGCAGTACGGCATGAACGTTATACATATTCTCTCGACCAATCTTTATGGTCCGGGAGACAATTTCAATCTCGAAACGTCGCACGTCATATCCGCTCTGATTAACAAATGCGTCACGGCAAGAGACGCGAACGCTCCAAGCATTTCGATATGGGGCACCGGCAGCGCCACGCGAGACTTCTTGTTTGTGCGAGACGCGGCAGAGGGCATAGTTCTTGCGACCGAGTTGTGGAATAATCCGGCGCCGATCAATCTAGGTTCCGGCAGAGAAGTATCGATACTCGAGATTGCAGAGAAGATAAAACAGCTGACCGGTTTTCAAGGCGCGCTGTCATGGGACCACTCGAAACCAGACGGGCAGCCGCGCAGATTTCTCGACACGAGTCGGGCGCTATCGTTTGGGTTCGCATCCGGTATGCCCCTAGAAGCTGGGCTGAAAGAGACAATCGCATGTTTCGAAAGATCACGTTAGGACATTTGGACATTTCGGAGCGTGGTAAGGCCTACGTCAACGACGCCCTGGACCACAACCGATTGTCGCGAGGCCCGTATACGGATAGATTCGAGAGCGAGTTTTCTCGGCTGCACGGATGCAAGCACGGTCTGTTTATGAACAGCGGCACGTCGGCGCTTCAAGTAGCGCTGGTCGCGTTGAAAGAAGTTCACGGTTACGCGGACGGAGACGAAGTTATCGTCCCGGCCACGACATTCATTGCGACAAGTAACATCGTGATCCAGAACAACCTTACGCCGGTGTTCGTAGATGTCGACCCGTTTACGTTCAACATCGACCCTAGAAAGATCGAAGAGAAGCTTACATCGAAGACGCGGTGCATTATCCCGGTTCATTTGTTCGGGTTGCCCGCGGAGATGAAGTGGATTAGAGATATAGCAAAGCATCGGGGCCTTCAGATTATTGAGGATTCCTGTGAGACTATGTTCGCTACTTTAGACGGACAGTCAGTCGGAAGTTTTGGGGACATCGGCTGCTTTAGTACATATGTGGCCCATTTAATTGTGGGCGGTGTGGGCGGACTCGTTACGACCAATGACCCTAAACTGAACGAGATTTGCAAGAGCCTGATGCAGCACGGTCGGGATAGCATTTATACGAACATAGACCAGGACGACAACGCGGACGACGCACTGCTTAAACAGATGATCGAGCGCCGCTACTCGTTCGAGCGTGTAGGATACTCTTACCGTGCGACGGAACTCGAAGCCGCAGTCGCTCTGAGCGAACTCGAACGCTGGGAAGAGAATATTGGGCGCCGCAGGTTTTCCGCCGCCCGCCTGACGGACTTATTAAAAGATTTGAGCGGTGTACTGCAGCTGCCAGTAACGCCAGTTGGGTTCGAACACTCTTACATGATGTTCCCAATGGTGTTCTACGAAGGCTACGAGCGCAATCCATTTTTATGGTATCTTGAGAAGAACGGTATTGAGACTCGTTACCTGTTCCCGTTGCTGACGCAGCCGGTGTACAGGACGTTGTTCCCTGGACAAGCGGAGAAGTATCCCATAGCGCAGTACCTCGCTGAGCACGGATTTTTTATCGGCATGCATCAGGGACTCTTAACAGAAGATATTGAATACATCTCAGAAGTAATCCACGACTATTTCAAAAAGAGTAAATAATGGCTAAGGTGTCAGTTATCGTACCCCTCTACAATCAAGCCAAGTTCGTCACGCAGACATTGGATAGCGTCATGGCGCAGACGTACGATGATTTCGAATTGATTGTAGTGAACGACGCTAGCACGGACGACAGTCTCGCCGTTGTAACCGAGTATGCAAAGAATTCCTCGAAGATAAAGATTGTCGATAACCCTGTTAATCGGGGACTACCGGCTACACGAAATGTCGCCATAAGTCACTCTGTGGGAGAATTTATACTTCCTCTGGATTCAGATGATCGTATCGATCCGGATTATCTAGAGAAAACGATTGAGCAGATGGTTGACGGAGTCGCGATAGTTGGGACGTGGATGCACATCGAGCCCGACGATATCACCCGGCACAACTCGCATGAAGTTCAGCAGGCCGGTGCACCAGGGTCGTGTTACCCGATCTTCGCGCCCACGCGCGAGCAGATTCTAACCGGTAATAGTTTGGCCATATGTTCCTTAATTCGCCGCGAAGCCGCGGCTCAATCAGGCTGGTACCCCGAAGATTTTAAGAACGGTTCTGAGGACTGGTGTCTGTGGTGCTCGATCGTATGCAGTGGTAAGTGGAAAGTAATGGTGGTCCCGGAGTATCTGTTTCACTATCGAGTCCATCCGGATTCTATGTGCCGGTCGTCTATAATGGCTCCATTTTTGGAGACACGATCCCGCATCCGATCTAAGTTCGGTTGGACGGCGCAAGAGGCCGCGAGAGAGGAAGAGCGGTTGAATCCAAAGAAGCCTATCCCGCCACCCCCGCAGCCCCGACCAGGAATTTATAGCGGGCGCGATAGAGAACGTTTTAAAGCCCAACTCAAGGCGTACAAAGAGAAATACAATGTCTGACATTGTTCAGAGTCTTTGGATCGGCGGCGACCTATCAGATATGGAGCGGCTGTCCATTAAATCTTTCTTGAAGTACGGACACCCATATCACTTGTACACGTACCACCCCGTCGGCGGCGTACCGCCCGGCGTCGTGGTAAAAGACGCGAATGAGATTATCAACGCGGTCGACATATTTCTTGTGCGCGGTGGCTATTCGAGTTTTTCAGATTTCTTCCGCTGGAAGTTAGTTAGAGACAAAGGCGGTTGGTGGGTAGACGCAGATGCCGTGTGTTTGCGTCCGCTAGATTTCGACCTGGAGTATGTGTTTATCGGCGGCAGAGGATTGCCCGGATCGGACGATTGTATAACAAGCGGATTGTTTAAGGCCCCGGCCCATAGCCCGATTATGGAGTGGGGTTGGGTGCAGTGTCTTAACATGCAGCCCGCGACGATGACGTGGGGACAAGCCGGTCCCCCATTGTTCACAGAGGCTGTGCACAAGTTCGGTTTGCTGGACACCATTGTTCCCGGCAGATTATTCTTTCCAGTTTTCTATACGAAGGCGCCCGGCGCGTTCACCGGCCCGAATACATCGGATGATTACGGCGACGCATATTCCGTGCATCTGTTCAATGAAATTTGGCGGCTTGCTGGGACCGGCAAAAATTTGACTTACCCTAGTACGTCCGCGTACGAAAAACTCAAGAAGAGGTTCCAATGATTGGAACGCTTTATAGATACGCGCATCCTTATGATTCAACCCAATTTCTTTATTGCGGGCAGGGGTCAGAAAGAGATAGGCATCATCGTTCTGGACACAGTTCATTTGGGCGACGTTTTAAAGAGAAATTTCCCGATATAGAATTACCAGAACCTATAAGAGAACAAATCGAGGTTTCTTCTCCGATAGATTTAAACGAGGAAGAAACAATTTGGATTTTTCGATATCATACGTGGTGGCGGTATCCAAATGGAATGAATATAACTTTGCCTGGTTCGGTCGACTATAAAAGTCAGGGTCTTATTACCGGTCGTCTAAATGCTAAAAATGGGCATATGCAGAGAATTTCTACTCCGGAAACCTGTGCTAAAGGCGGTCGAATCGGCGGTCGCAGAAGAATAGAATTGCACGGCAACCCGCTGACGCCTGAGAGTTGTGCGAAAGGCGGTCGCATAACAGGCCGCATAAATGGGCGTAGGGCTCTTGAGAATAACACAGGAATATTCGCTTTAGATTTCGATTTAAACGCAGCTAGATGTAAAGCTGGACGCAAGAATTTCGAGAGTGGACACATGAAAAATCTCGGGAATTCAGGAATAGGTCTCTGTTTTCGATGGAATATTAAACGTGGGAAACCTTGTGTTTGCGGTAAACACGGGAGAAAGGCGTAAGAAATGAAAGCTTTGGTAACTGGTTGTACGGGCCAGGACGGATCTTATTTAGCGGAACTATTACTAGAAAAGGGTTATGAAGTTCATGGATTGGTGCGGAGACATAGTTCTGTTAGTACAGATCGTATTGATCATATTTTTAGCAAACTACATCTACATTATGGTGACCTTTCTGATTCCGGATCGCTAAATAAAATACTCCATGAAATACGTCCGGATGAGATTTATTCTCTTGGCGCACAATCGCACGTTAGAGTATCGTTTGAGTGCCCAGAATATACGTCTGATGTGGACGCTTTAGGTGTTTTACGTTTGTTAGAAGCGATGCAGTTAAATTGCCCGGAAGCGAGATTTTATCAAGCATCGTCAAGTGAGATGTTTGGCGCAGCCCCAGCACCACAGACGGAGACCACGCCATTTTATCCGCGGAGCCCATACGGCATATCCAAGCAGTTCGCGTATTGGACCACAGTCAACTACCGCGAGGCATACGATATGTTCGCGTGTAATGGAATTTTATTCAACCATGAGAGCCCTCGCCGCGGTGAGACTTTCGTTACTCGAAAGATAACGAAAGCTGCCGTGCGTATCAAAGCAGGTCTACAAGATAGCCTGGTCCTGGGTAATCTGGACGCCAAGCGAGATTGGGGATTCGCCGGAGATTATGTGCAGGCGATGTGGCTCATGATGCAGCAGCCCTGGCCGGATGATTTTGTCATCGCGACCGGCGAGACGCACTCAGTTCGAGAGTTCCTGGACGAAACATTTGGGTACTTAGGCATGGATTGGAAACCGTATGTAAAGGTAGACCGGAAGTACTTCCGTCCTGCAGAGGTCGATTTATTGCTGGGCGATGCGTCCAAGGCTAAGCGCGTTCTAGGCTGGGAGCCGAAAGTAAACTTCAAACAACTGGTTAGGCTGATGGTCGACCACGAGAAGAAAAGTTTGTAGCTACAATTGATGGGGAGTGCCAGTAACACTCCCTGTCCTACTCTTTACTGGAGAGTGAAATGAAAGTGCGTGATAAGTTAAAATTACGAGTTAGACAGCAAGATTTTTATATTAAAAACAGAAGTAAGATTTTAAAGAGAAGTAATAAGAGATACAAAACTCATCGGGAAGAAATTAAGAGAAAGAATCGCGATAGATGGTTTTCTAAAAACCTAAAAGATCGCCAGTTGGAGAGTCGCCGTAGATCAGTTAAGTATCTTTATAAACTCTCTTCGAAAGATCATGAGGCGCTACTAAAGAAGCAGAACTATAAGTGCCCAATTACAGGTCGCCCATTAGACATCTCTTCTGCTATAGACCATGATCATGATTGTTGTCCCGGAATTAAGAGTTGTGGCAAATGTATTCGGGGAATTTTGGATAAGCGAGTTAATTCTGCTTTAGGTATGTTTTCAAATCCACGTCAGTTATTAAAAGCTCATGAGTATCTAACTCGTCCGAGACTGTGAGGGCGCATGCGTAGTGTTGTCGTAATTCCTACCCTGAAGCGCCCGGAATTCCTCGCTCTTTGTTTAGAGAAATTGTCTTACGCGCAGAATGTGCCAGATGATATTCGCATATTTTTAGACTGGTGCTCTGATGATAGGCTTTCCGAAATTGAGTACGTCAGAGATAAGTTTTTTCCCACAGCGGATATTTTTCGCGCTGGTCCCCATATTTTAGTCCCTGGAGGGACATGGAATATTTTGCATAGTCTTAAAGAGGGACATACATCTGGAGCGGATTATGTTTTCCTCTTGGAGGAAGATATATTTTGTAAACCTGAGTTTTTTACTGAGCATTATAGGATGCAGTCCGGAGGAGATTACTTCGTGACTTGCGGTCGTAAGTTGCGAAACCGCGACGACAGTTACTATAGCAATCCCGGCACATGTTACAAGAGCGATAAACTGGCTCTGGTAATGCCGCACATCAATATGAAGTATTTTGCGGACCAGGCGGGATATCTCGAACGCCATTTTCCACATATGGACGACGCGGGCACCTTAGATGACGGACTGATTCGTCGCGTCATGCAATCCACCGGTGGTCGCGCGAAGTGCGCGATACCAGCTATATCGGCACACCAAGGGTTCCATTATTTCGGGAAGTTCACGCAATATCATATAGTCGGCCCAATTGCAGAGCGGATAGAGAAGCTTCGCGTTATGCTGGCGAAGATTAGCCCAACCGATCGATACACTGGCGATTTCGAACCATTTGTGGTATAATTAAACTGGCGGCCCTATAACCCGTCGGTGGGAGGTGCCTTAACACCTCCCGACTTTCTTTAAGGAGAATGAAATGCCATACAAAGATAAAGCGGCGCGGAAAGCAAACGATTTCAAGAATCGAACCAAGTTGTTAGCTTACTACGCTAAGTACGACCAAGAGCATATAGAAGAAAAGAAGGCGTGGAGAACTAAACATTACGCGGTTAATAAAAAGTCGCTGCTTGCTCGTAAGCGTAAATGGATACTTGAAAACAAAGAGATAAGTGCGGCGTGGAGTAAAGTTTTTAACGAGAGTTTTAAAGGGCGGCATTGCGGTCTTAGAAAGACGATGAGGGGAGATGGCGTCCCCAAGTTAGACTTATTGTGGAACTTCAATTTTTACGTAGCATTAATCCAAGATTTAGAGTGCCACTATTGCTTAGGTCCGTTGAATAGGACAGGCGGCGGATTAGATCGTGTAGATAATAATCTCGGGCACTTGTGCTACAACGTCGTGCCTTGCTGCCGCAAATGCAACAGTATTAAAGAAGACGACATCTTGTACGAAGAGATGATGACGACCTTAGTACCGGCGTTGCGAAAGTTAAGAATTTCAAGATTAAAGATTTCATAGCAGTAGTACGATCTAAACTGCTTGAATGAGAAGACTCAGATTAAATCTGTGTCCTTCGTTAAAGCATCGACGTTCGGGTGATCCTCGTCGTCCGGTGTTAATAAAAAGGAAATAGAAGCCATGGCACAAGTCCTAACGAACTACAGCATTAACGGCGCTACGCCAGTTACCGTAGGTGGTACCGGAGTGCTACCTAAGCCGTATTTTAATTTGCCTGGGCCTAGCATCGGAGTTAACCGTACGACCCCGTCTTTTCTGAACGCGACGACTTTGTCGAGCGCAGTCGGGCAGCTTGAAGTCCCCGGCTCCAACCGATTGAACGGACAGTTGTTTCATGTTCAGGCTTACGGAAACTTCGAAGTCGGCGCTGGCGGGGCTTGCCCGGCAGTTACCCTTTCGCTGTTCGCCAACACGGGAACGCGTACCGCTCCGATAACGACCAGACTGGCCGTCTCCACTCCTTACACCGCGGCGACCGAACTCAATGCAACGTTTTACCCCTTCACTATGGACGTTAGTCTCATGGGCGACACTATGTCCGGTGTCGTGCAAGGCACGTACCTGTTTCAAATCGATGGCGGCGCAACGCAAACAGGAACCACTGTTCTTTTGTCCGGCGTCAATTTCTCCACGACTGAGCCCGCTTTTGGTTTGGTCATGGCGATCACGTTCAGTGTTAGTGAGCCAGGAAACAGTTCCAACTTGTTCGCGTTTCAGATTGTTAACTAATTTGTAGATTTAAATATTCGGGGGCTTGGAGACAGGCCCCTGAGTAGTTTTAAAAGGAGAACTATGAGCGGACCAGTAATTTATAATGTCACTGTTGATTCTGCTGTTTCGTATTTAACGATATCAGGGACGAATTTTGTACCGGCTAGTTCGGCTCCCTTAGTTGAATTCAATGGTTCTAATCTTACTGTTACTAGTTACTCCAATACGTCAATCGTAGCAACTCTACCGTCCGGGTTAGCTACCGGAACATACGCGTTAGAGGTTTCAAATTCAGATAATTTTTCATGCCCGGAAAAAATCGATGTAGATATTTCTGAACCGCCATCTTGTTTATTTGGGTTCACCAGTCCTGGTGTTGATACCATGCTCGTTGGGTACGCAACTAATCTTCATGTATCTTCAACCGCCATAACCTTTCCGGCGGTGGGGGTAACTCCGTCTGCAGGAGGCATTGTATACGATCCTGCCGGAATCTCTGGTAGTTATTTGCGTATAGTGTTGTCGTCACCTTTACCTAGCGCTGCAGGAACTCTCAGCGTCTTTATTTACGATACAACGCATAATTACTCGAGTGGAACGGCTACTATTTCTTCAGCCGGAGTGAAGGGAGTATCGGGATCTGTTGGTTTTTCAGTAAATCCAGGAGACCAAATCCTCATGGTCGTCTCAGTCAGTGGAAGTCCGGTGGTTTTACCATCTTTACAATGGACTTTGTACAGTTAAACATAGGAAAAAGCAGAGGGAGGTCGCGAGGCCTCCCAAAGCTTACACGATGATGATAGTGGAAACCCCGTTCTGGCACACATTCTTTTTTTACGGCAAGATAACTGGCGCTGCGTCAGCGTTCTTTTCCGCCGCAACGTACCTGTATAAGAAATTAGTCTCGCCGGTGGTTAACAAAGTTGTTCATATTAACGATACTGTGTCGGCGTTAGCGACGAATCATTTCCCACACATACAAGCTGCTTTGGATTCACAGGACGTTGAAATAGCTGAAATTAAGATGGGTGTCGCTCAATATGGCGGTCGCCTGGATTCTACAGACCATACAGTGAAGATGTTGCATCAGTCGCTCGTAAATCATCTTGAGTCGGTTTCATCCGAGACTCCTAGGAAGAAACGTAATGCCGTTCGAGTCAACCGCGCAACAAGGATATCTCCACGCGCACCCCGAAATTCTCGGTAAGAAAGGATTGCACGAGTGGGACGAGGCGACCAAAGGTCATTACGCCAGCCTGCCCGCGCACGTGCATCACGAACACTCGCACGCATCGTATAAGGTAGCGCGAGACGCAAGGAAGAAAGAGTAGTCATGGCCGAAATGAAAAGCTGGTTGAAGAAGATCGGCCTGCTGAAGAGGCTGCTCGCAGAGACCGGACCGCTCTGGCCGGATAGTACGAAGCTGGCGGGCTACGCTGAGAACGGGCCGTACCATTGCGAGGATTGTGAATATTTGAAGGGTAAGACGAAAGGCGAAATCTTCAAGGATGAGAACGGTAAAGGCCGCTGTAATCAGCCGGTTATGATTTCGGATATCGAGACTCTGAAAGACAAAGACGGGCTCCCGATCGTAAATATCGAAAAGGGATGCTGCGAGTTCGTAGAACCGCCGTCCGAGAAGTTGGAGAAGTAGCCATGAAAATAGTCGCGTACTTCGTCAGACATGGCGACACGGACATGAATGATGACAATGTGTTCCGGGGCGACCTGGACATCGGCATCAATAAAGATGGGCAGGAACAAGCCAAGGAGTTAGTTCCATATTTTAAAGGACGCAAGTTTAGCGCTGCGTTCAACAGCACTCGGAAGAGGACGAAGCAGACTCTGGCCCCTCTCCTAAGTTCGAAAGGCATGGATTCCGTCACTTCCGACAGATTAGATTCGTTGGATACCGGTGACTTGGCCGGTAAGCCGAAGAGCGACGAGAATCTCGAGATTCTGAAGTATTATCGAAAACATCCAGACGAAAAAATTCCCGGTGGGGAAAAGGTTCAAGACTGGAGAAATCGAGTAGACTCTGAACTGCTTGCGATTATTCGAAGGGGAGAAGAAGCTTCATCTCCCACGATTGCGGGGATTCATGGGTCGGTGATCAAGGAATTATCTAGGCTCCTGACCGGAGACATGAACAAAGTAGGCGTTGATCCGGGCGGCGTATTAGGAGTGTTCAAAACACCCAACGGTTATGTTTTAAGTGCATTGATTAAGCCGAAAGACGGGAAAGGTAACTACGACGACGATCGGCAAGGAAGCTAGGAGATATCATGGCAGAAGAAAAGAAAGAACACAAGAAAAAGAAGCATGCAGGCCACGGCTTTAAGTCTACACACATCGAGCATCACGGCGATGGTAGCGCGACTGTGCACCATATGCATGCCGATGGACCCGAGCATGATGTCAAGCACGCCGTTAGCGATCTCGACGGAATGCACGATAGCATGCAGGATCACCTTGGTACGCCGAACCCCGGAGAAGCCGAAGCCAACGCTGGCTCCGACGCAGCAGCCGCAGGCGCAGCACCGGCAGGCGGGGCTCCCGCAGCAGCTGGCGCAGCCGCACCGGCGGGGATGTAACCATGGCCGATAAAAAGAAACACAACGTGTCCCTTTACCGGGCACTTCATCACCTTCGCAAAGGTGGTCTTCATCGCGCGCTCGGCGTTCCCGAGGGTGAGACGATCCCGGCTGAGAAGGTCGCTAAGGCCAAGAACTCAAAGAACGCGCACGTGGCCCATATGGCGAACTTCGCAAGTACTATGGGGAAGTTTAAGCACTAGGAATCTCAATGAGTATCGACGTTAAGAAAATTCTCCGAGAGATTCACAGTGATGCTAATGGCCAATTGTCGTGGGGTCGAACTGCATCTACGTTTGCCCTAGTTGCTGGCGTCGCGTGGATTAGTAAACTTGTTTTTCAAACTCACACACTGCCAGCCATGGACGGCATCACTGCATTCGTCGTAGGCCCGTATGGCGCAAACAAAATCGCGGGAGCGGCACAATCGTTCTCGCAAAACCCGGTGGTTCCGCCCCCGGCCAATCCGCAACCGTAGTAATTGAGAGATGGCATGAAGTTTCCTCGCATCCCGTATTGGTATTTGGCAATAGGCCCGTATCTTCTGGTGTCATTGGGGTTCGCTCTCAACGCGCTCGTAATGGCTTTTAATGGCGGACAGATGCCGGTGCTTTGGCCCGGCGGATGCGATGTTATGCATGCTGTTCAGGATGCGGTTATATCTGCGGGTGGTAGCGATTCACTTCATTCGTGTATGACGCACTCTTCTCATTTGAAGTTCCTGGCAGATTGGATTGTTATAAAAGGAGTAGGTATCGCCAGCCCGGGAGATTTTTTGGAGTGGGCGTACGAAGCCACATATATTCCAGCAGCGGCAATTTGGGCCGCCTTTTTGATCAAGGATTGTAATTAGGAGAGCACATGTCGTCAGCGAACGTTTTAGCCGGTGCACAAGCAGCCGTAGACAAAGCGAAAGCCACAACCAAATCCGTTGAGGGTTCGGAGACGTCGCGCTTTGGGCCGCAGCACGAATACTCAGCCGCGCCTTACAAGATGGCAACGGCAGAGAAAAAGAAACCGACCTGGTCCGATCAGGTCTCCGGAGCGGGCGCAGGGTCCGATGTAGCTGCAGGCATTAAGGCTCGGCAGCGGAACGCGAAAGAAGTTAACGACGCAACGCAGTAGTTTGAAACGCTCATTTGTACAATAGAAGTCTGCAGGACAATCAATAGGCCGTAAGGTCATCGGAGAAATACAATGCCGTTAGAAGGCGAAGAGAAGAAGAAGTGGCAAGCAGAATACGACGCGCGCCGTAGGCAGCAACGCGCTGAGAATACCGTCGAGAAGGATGAAATCGCGAAGGCCGCGGAGCGAGATACGGACGCCATCGGCCTGCGTCATCGGTCTGAGACGAAGTCTTATAGCGACCTCGCAAAATGGTACTTCGGCCTCGTGGAAGATCCTGAAGTCGAAGACGCTGACGACAAAAAGAAAAAGAAGAAAAAGAAAAAAGCGCTCAAGCCTGCGACCGCAACGATTTTAGGCGAGAAACGCACGTTCGGTGAATGGCTCGCGCTTCGAGACAAGGCCCGTAAGGACTTGTTCTGGCTCGGAAAAGATGTCCTGAAAAGAGATTTCATACCATTTACTCACCAGATTATCTGCGATCAATTCGTGCAGAAGAATTTTGACGGGGTGTTCAAAGAAGGTTACTCCCTGAAAGATGTGCACAAAGCAATCGATGCGCAGACACGAGAGAAGGAGATGATTCTTCTCGACCCGCGTGGATTCTATAAGTCAACTATAGATGGCGTCGACTCGGTGCAGTGGATTATCAACGCGCCGGACATTCGCATCCTGATCATCACGGGAGAGTACAAACTAGCACTTGCGTTCATGTCCGAAATCAAGCGCTATTTTTACTTAGCCGACGGCGGTGAAGCGACCGATTTTCATTACCTGTTTCCAGATTTTGTCCTGTCCGGTATAGACGGGCGCTCTAAAGAACCTATCCAATGTCCCGCGCGTAAGCACAACCAAGTCGCGCCGACTCTTTGGATCAATTCTATCGACGCCAACTTGTCTGGATGGCACTGCGATATTAAAAAGGGTGATGACGTTGTCACCGACGAGAACAGTAAGAACGAAACCGCTCGGAAGAACCTGAAAGAAAAGTACGACGGCACCGCGAACCTACTCGATGAGTGGGGATTCTCGGATCATATCGGGACACGTTATTACACCGATGACTGGTACGGCACGAAGATGTTGCCGGTCATGGATGATAATGACATAGTTCAAGATACGTCTCTGCGGTATTTTTGTCGTGCGTGTTGGCAGGTGAAACCCGGCTTTGAGCAAGTACCACTTCGGCAGTTGACTGAAGATATGGTCATCTTGAATTTCCCGGAGAAGGCGTCGTTTAAATCTCTCCGTAAGAAGTTGCTCGACAACGAGCGCAGCTTCAGAAACCAGCAGTTGAACGAACCGACTGATGTTCTCGATGAAGCCGCATTCAAGATTACGTTCGAAAAAGAAGTTTTGATTAAGCATTCTTACGCGGCATCAGCCGCTCCGAAGATAGGAGATATTTACATCGGTTGGGATTGGGCGTATACCGATGGTAAGTACTCAGACATGTCCGCGGGAGCCGCGGGCAGAGTTTACAAACGGGAAGATGGTGAATGGGGCATCGCGGTCCTGGAAGTTATTTACGGCCGTTGGAAGCCTAGCGAGTTGGCGTTTCACATCGTGCAGTTCAACAAGAAGTGGAATCCAAAGAAGACGTTGATTGAAAAGACGATGTGTGCCGACCTCCTCAAGCTTGAGGTTCAGCGTCAAGCAATGAAGTACGGCGTGACGTTGGATGTATTCTGGAAGCCGGTTGATCTATCCCCGGATGCAAAGCGCAATCGCATTAAAGGTCTCGAAGTATTGTTGACCAACGGCTTGTTGTGGTTTGTGACCGGCGCATGGCTCGAAGAAACATTCCTTCAATTAGTACGATATACAGGAGAACGAAAAGGTCGTGGACGTAAAGACGATCTCCCCGACGCGATAAGTTTTTTAGCTGTTTTCTGCCCTCGACCGCACCTAACGCGGATATGGAAGCAATGCTAGAGGCGCAGAACGCAGTAGCGTTGCTGAAGCAGATGCAGAGTCATATCTTCGGTTCAGAATCGATTGTTCGACAGCCCGAAGCTCCTGTGACACCGACAAAGATTGACCCGCGGGGTAGGTTCAACATCCCGGGGCTAAGGTATTGAGTTGTTCCAAGAGGGGCGTGCCATTAACACGCCCCAAAACTCTTTAATGGAGAGTCTCATGTTTGTTTACATAGTTACGAATAAGATCAATGGAAAGAAGTATGTCGGTCAGACATCACAGTCAATGAACAACAGGTGGAAGCGACATTTGAGTGTTCGTTCCGGTTGTTTAGCTTTGCACAGCGCGATAGTTAAGTACGGTCCTGAAAACTTTGAATCTAAGATTTTAGTTATCGTAGGAACTAAGTGGGAGATGGATTTGTACGAGCGAGCGCTGATTGTGTTGCTTGATACTAAATCTCCTCAAGGTTATAATCTCACCGACGGTGGCGACGGTGTTTTAGGGCTTAAACACTCAGAACAAGCAATTTCTAAAATATCCTCCGCTTATGAAAAGCAGAGAGGTTCATTGTTAAAAATAAATATAGGAAATACGTATGGAGTTGGTCACAAAGTTTCCGACGCCCATAAACAAATTTGTAGACTCGCGCAACTAGGTAAGAAAATGTCACCTGAAGCAATCGAAAATATGAAGTCGGCGCAAAGGGCTAGACGCGCGAGGGAAGTAAAGAATGAGTAAGCAGCTTAAGAACCCGAATATCGGAGAAGGTCAAACCAATAGTAAGCTCGAAGAAGCTAAGCAGAAACTGAATGCGCTCACGCTGACTCCGGCGTCCGAAGTAACTTCTGATAGCATGAAGTACGACGACGAGACGGGAACTTTTACGTTTGATGATCGTACCGCACTTAAGTTGGTCATCGACGATTCGAACACTGTAGACACGTTCATCAACGTGAACCAGTGGGCGAGCGGCTGGACCCTGTCTGATATTCTTTATCAATCCCCGGCGTCCGCTTCGGCGTTTGACGGCGGAAACGTCGCGCAAGCTAACGTCCCGAAGTACACGGTCAGTAACCACATCAGTTCGATTGTCCCGAAGATTATGTCGGGCATTTTTTATGAAGACCCACCGTTCTTGCTGCGTCCGCTTGCCGGGACAAGTCAGGATACCGTTCGGGCGAAGACTGCGATCTTTTCTCAGCAGTTGTCGGAAATGAAGTTCGAGGAAGAAGTTGAACGCGGCCTCGATCAGATGGCCCTTCTGGGAACCTGCATTTTCAAGTGGGGATACCTGGAGTACGAAAAGAAAACTAAAACCTACGTTCGAGTAGGTGGTCACCTTGATCTGAGTCTGCCATCCGGTAATAAGCAATTGGATACTCCGGACTCCGACAATTTCAAGGTCATCAATAAAAAGGAAACAGTTTCGCACCCCTGGTTTCGGTACTGCGATATCCGCACAGTCCTTGTGGACCCGGCCTGCCGCTACGGCGATATTACGCGTGCAAACTATGTTATTTACCGCGATTACGCTACGTACAACGACTTAGATCATCTACGCGGCCTAGAAGGCTACGACATCCCGTCCGAAGAGGTTTTAAAGGCGCTGTTTTTAAGTACCCCGTCGAGCGGCTCCGACAACATTAGCTTGACTCTTCCGGAAGGAATGCGCGGTTATTTGCAGCACGCCGTCCCGCGGAGTTACAAGACGACCGCCGATCCGACGCTGCAATCTATCGAGCTTCTCGAACGGTGGGATAACGAGAAGATCATCGTGGTGTTGGCGTACAACGGCCACAACATTTTGATTCGTAACGAAGCCAACCCTTACGGGAAGATTCCATTCTACAGCGCGAACTGGCGCAACATCCCTGACGCGTTCTATGGTCAGGGGCTCGGCCAGCTGGTCGGAAGCGAACAGCTTGTCGAACAAGGGATCACGAACATCGCACTCGATTTGTTGGCCTATGGCCTGCAGCCGACCGCGGTTCGTAAAAAGGGCTTCAATACACCTACGCAGAATCAGCGCTGGAAACAGGGCGGGATTATCGACGTAGACGACGACGTGGAAAAGGCGTTCAAGTTCTTGACGATGCCTCCGGTCCCCGGCGAAGCATGGACATTCATTCAGCAGGCGCAGTCCGCTGCGGCTGCAACCTCCGGCGCCAACGAGCAAGTTGTGCAGGGCGCAGGCGGCATGGGAAACAAGTCAACGGGCATGCGTTCTGGTACAGGCGCGGCAGCTGTAGTCGCGGCCAACGCATCCCGACTCGACGGGCCGACCGGTCGATTCGTCCGTCAAGTCTTTTTGCCGTGGATCAAGCAGATGGATGATTTGAACAACGATTTACTCCCCACATCGGTTATGAAAACGGTTCTTGGAGAGAAACTCGGCGATACGTTCGAAGTTGATCATTTGAAACTTCGCAATGCTAAATTCGAATATGAAGTCCTTGCCGGTACGAAGCTTGGCGCCAAGAAAGAAATGGCCCAGTTCTTGCCGATTATGCTCAACATCTTTAATAACCCGACGTTCACGCAAGACTTGGCACAGGCCGGATACATCTTTGATCCAGTCGCAATCTTCCAAGCTTTCACGGACGCTGCTGGATGGAAGTTCTCGCAGAATTTCCTTAAGAAGATGACAGATGAACAGATGCAGACTGCCAAGGCCAACACCAAGGCAGCGCTCATGCAGATGCAGCTGAACGCGAAGCAGCAATCGCAGACTCAGCAGTTCCAGCACGAGGAAACGTTGGAAGATCAGAAACAGCTTGGCAAGGCAGGTAATGAAGTTCTTCGCCAATCTATCGAGCAGGCCACGACCCCTGAAGAAGTTACGGGGCAGCCCGGTGGCGTAGGATTCGGATCGACAGACGTAATCTAGAAAGGCACACCAATGGCAATAGGAATGTTATGCCGCGACCTAACCTTCGCGGAGCAATCGGTACTCGCAAACCTGGCGCAACACCCCGGCTTCAATGTTCTTACGAGGCTGATGGATGATTGTTGCGTCCAGTCCGCGGCAGAGCCTATTAAGCTCGACCCCGCGGACCCAGATTATCTTCCTAAGTTGCAGAAGATGACGCTCGTTGCCCGAGCCATGAACGAGTTTTGCGCTACCTTGCGTAAGGCAGTCAATGCTCACATCGAGGCGGCGGTTCTGCAAGCGAATCAAGATGCAGTAGATGCACAAATGGAAGCCGAAGCAGAACAGGTGATAAATACTGTCCGGCGACTTCAGAATACTAATAAAGAATAATGGAGACCACAATGAGTGAATTTAAGACCTGGACAGACCTCAAGACTTTCGCAGACATTAAAGACGTACCCCGCGCAGAATTTCGCGCTATGTTAAAACACCCGGAAGGTGCGGCTCACATAGATAAGTTGATTGCGGAGCGTAAGGCCGCGTTGGACGCAGCTGCAGTTGCTGAGGAAGCTGCTAAGGCAGTAGCCTCGGAAGAGATTACTGAGACAGAAGTTATCGGTGAAGTCGAGAAGACCCCCGAAGAGTTGGCCGCAGAAGCAGAGGCCGCCTCAGAGGTAGCGCGCGTTGCTGAAGAGGCCCGTGTAGCAGAGGAAACCGAGAAGGCCCGCATCCTCGCAGAAGCGAACGTCAGGGCCGCACAAGACGCAGAGAAAGTGTCAAAGCGTTACGTGTACGAATTCCAAGCAACTGATGAAGAGGGGCGTCCGATCGGCAGCAAGACTCACCTCGAAGCATCATCGCAGGAAGAGCTGGACAAGAAGAAAGAAGTTGCATACCTCAACGCCGTTCGCGCGATCGACCGGTTGAAGAAACAGAAACCGACATTTAAGAAGGAAGAAGTTGTCCGTGTTGCAACTCAGGAAGAGTTAGACGAAGCCGCGTTGGACATCGCGTCCGACGACCCGGCTAAACGAGCAGCAGCCGTACGTAAGCTCGCATCGCATGATCTAGAGCAAGAGCGTCAGGCGACACGACTCGCTGCAGCAAACGCGAATCAGCAAGAGCAATCTTATATCTTTATGCGTAACCATATGCTTGACTACAATCGCTGTCAGGCAAATGGTGAGATCCTGGCCGCGTTCATTCGAGACAATAACCTCGATTGGACCGCTGAGAATCTCGAAATCGCTTTTGGAAACCTAGAAGCACAATTGGCTCCGGTCCCCCGATCGGCGGCCCCAGCAAGTTCCGTCGCGAGCGAAGTGATCAATCCCACTCCAGCCGCGACAGTCACAGCACCAGTGGTGCCTGTGGCGCCAGCAGCGTCTGTAGCACCGGCAGCCCCGGCAGCTACCGCTCCTGCGGCAACCGTCGTACCAGCGGCAACCGCGCCCAATAGCGCAGCGGCCCCTGCACGACGTGCGGGAGTCAACGGAGGTCTTGTCCCCGGCTCAACGCTTTCGGGCGTGAAGCCGCTGGTTAAGGTCGCCGAACTCACCAAGAAGGACATTAAGGATATGTCGGCGGAAGAAATGAAGCGTAGACACAAAATAGATCCAAAGTTCTACGATAAAATCAATGCTCTTTTCGCTAAGAAATAATGGCCCTTCGATAGAGGTAATTTTATGGGCGGACCTACCCCCTCAGCATCTAACGTCGGAAACGTTCTGACGGCTCAGGCAATTCTGTTCGACAAGGAATTGATCCCGAACTTGAAAGGCGAGACCGACGCTTTCGTAACAGCAGCAGAACGGCGCGTGCAGCCACTCCACATGGGTATCAACCGTACGTTTTTCCAGTACAATACCCTGTCGGGCGACACCAGCCAGTCGGCAGATGGAACCGTCGGTTCTCCGATGGAAATCACGCAGATCAGCGCCCCGGCGCAGGTCGGCGAGTGGAGAAATTAACGTTTATTCCTCTCGCTTAAATAAACACTTGACTAAATCG